AGCGGATTAATCCGCTTGGTTGCTATGGACCCCCACCTTGGCCTTTCAGACGTTACATTAGTCAAGGTGATACTAACATAGTGTACCCTGGTCCGGGGACCCCTGGGTGAGGATTCAGCAATGATGACCTCCAACGGAGAATGACTCCTCCGGCCCAAGTTGGACTAAGACCTTTCTGAGATGGAAGGGGGAGCATTCGTTTCGTCCCTCTGCTTTTGATGGCAAAGGTGATTGGAAGGCTAACACCCTAACCCAACCCTGAGGTACGTTGACGGACGGCTCGTGTCACAACAGAATGTAGTCGAATTTTATTAAAGTTCGAAACACGATGCTGCGCACACCCATAGGGAGGGTGTGATTGAAGATCAAGGAATTGGTCCCACTCGCATCCTTCCTAGTGAGCGTGACAAACGCACGTACACTGAGAGCACCCATCCTCGGTTTGGCGCAACGTATAGAGCGTCTTTGGAGAGGTTCTGGTTCGACTATGTCGGTCCAGTACCTCAAGAAAGCCACCCTAGCCGTTTACGCTTGGCGAGTAGGGAAGCAGATACCCCGATTTACACCGGGGGAACCTGTTGTCTCTCTCGATAAGTCAGGGTTACCACGAATCTTGCCGTTTTGGTTGAGAAGGCAGATGCCAACTCGCCCATTTACGGTTAAGATCGCGTTAACCTTGCTATCACTGTACCGAGTGATAAAGGCGCCCCTGAAACTAAAGCTATCCACCATCATTGATCCATACACGGGAGTAATCCCAGTGTCGGATCTCCGACAGGAGGTAGCCTTGGTCATGGACGGCTTATTCCCTCACTCTGCTGCATCGTTCGAGTTTAGCTTCTCGTGGCGGTTCGCCTCCTCAGCAGGTCCTAATGGGAGACATGCCACGTGATCCGCCCCTTGGGACGCATTAGCGTTCTTCTGGGAACCTAGGGCATTCAAGGCTTTCGCCTCTCTTGCTCCTGGGTGGATCACATGTTATGTACTCCTACTAGGCTTTCTGGTGGGGCTTACCCCGGCCGCAATGCGACGGTGAATCGGTGGGAGAAAGCCGATAGTCTTGGGTCGTCTCTCAGAAAAGGAAGAAGCGGCTGGTAAAGTCCGCGTCTTCGCAATAACTGATTGATGAACCCAAGGGGTTCTTGCAAAGTTACACGACCATCTCTTTGGGATCCTGAAAGGGATTCCGGAAGATGGGACGTTTAACCAAACAAGGCCCCTCCGCGCACTCCTGGAAAGGGTGCGCTTGGGACTACCAACTTTCTCTTACGATCTTTCCGCAGCCACTGACCGGTTGCCAGTTTCGCTTCAGGTGATGGTTTTAGAGTATATCCTAAAGGATCCCTCTTTGGCCAAAACCTGGGCGGAGCTGCTAGTCGGACGAGCTTGGCATCATAAGGTGGAAGGCCCGCTGTATTATGCAGTTGGCCAGCCGATGGGTGCCTTATCCTCGTGGGCAATGTTAGCTCTGACACATCATGTGTTAGTGCATATTGCCGCTTCTAGGATAGGGATGCAGATTGGGACGTTCCGTGATTATGCAATACTTGGCGACGACGTTGTCATCGCCAATGAGCACGTTGCGGCCGCGTACCTAAATCTTATGTCCCAGCTTGGTGTGGAAATATCATTGGCCAAATCACTCATTTCAGAGGGAGGGGTCATAGAGTTTGCAAAGAGACTGATGTCTCCCGCTTACGACTATACCCCTCTCGGTGCCGGAGTACTGTTAGGTGCTCGGAGAAATCCGAACATTTTACCAGCCCTGGCTTCTGATCTGTCTGATAAAGCCTTTGGTGTTTTACCACAGCATTGGTTGGGATCGCTTGGCGACATTGTCTCTCACTACCCGAAAGGTAGAAGAGGCCTTGCCGCCAAGGCGATAATCGCCGCATTGGGTCCCGCGGGAGGGTTATCCGCTAGCTTACCGTCTTGGATCTCGTTAGAGAATCAGGACTGGGCGCTAGGGTGATGCCCCCCTGCAGTAGTCAACGCCCTACAGTGAGTGATTTCATCACTCATCTGGAAGGAGATGACCTCTGCAACCAGGTCTATCACAGCTCGTTACGACGAGCTATGGAAGGCCTGGTGGGGTACGGCGAAGGGCCTCCCAAAGGCCCTGACCCTGCTAGCTCCTGGCGTCTGAGTCCTAGGACTCCGACTGAGGTACTTGAAGGACAGCGAGCCAACTGAGTATAACTACTCAGTTGTCGCACAGTGCGTGGATTGAGAGAAGCCAACCATGGATCAGATAGCCGAATTACTTCGGTCTAGTGATCCCGTCTACGGGCCGATGGTGGAAACACCAAAGACCCTTGGACGGGCTGCCGACAAGATGGCCCGCTTACGCGAGCAAGTCTTGAAGGTCGCCAAGTTAGCCTCTACCGATCCTGGGGTGTCCTATGGAGAGGTGACGATTTACTCGTCCCCTCCCGTAGTATACCGCCCGCAGTGTACGTCGCTTATCCGCTTGCCGACTAACCAGTCGTAAAACGGTTGTCCTTGTCATAACCTCGCAAGAGGGGGGGGCAAGGTCACCCACCGGTC